TCTTTAGTTATAGCTTTATCGTCGACAGACAGGTCTAAGTCTCCGGAGTCTATTTTACGGCCAGTTGTCCCTAACCATTTTTTCGGTACTCCGAGATCGTCCTTTTCTTTAGTAAAGTCTAATCCCGTAATTTTTTCAAGCCAGGCTATAGTAGGAGGCACTTCTCCTTTAAGGATTCGACGCGTTAACGGGGATTCGTCGGAGAGTTTGAATACATTGCCGCCTTCGTTCAGTATCATTCTATTTCTTCCCTCTAGACTGTTCTGACAGCTCTTTGCGGGCACGGCGCAGGGCCATTTCCTTAACTGTAGTTTTGTTAATGATTTGTTCGCCTCTCTCGCTTATCCGAGGCGAAATACCTGTTTCCTTTGGTTTATTACTTTCGTTTGCCATATTATTAATAGTTCCTTCAGTTGACTTATCAGCAGTAAATCTGATTCCAATACGTGGAACAGACCCGCCATTTAATTCAACTGGTCTTAATTTAACTACAGTGTATTGCACTCCTTTTAATGCGTGTTTAATATCAGCTAATATCAAAGCATCGACCTTGTTGTTATTTTGCCAGCTATCGCCCGCAAAAGAAATAATTATTTCACCATTTTTATTTTTATATGTGTTACTATAGTATCCACCTCTTCCATGCTTAACTAATATGTCTTTAACAGTTTTTTGAGGCAAATTACCTAGTACCTTTGGTTTACGTGTCAACATACTTTCCTCTACTTTAGTTCCACCCATGTTCATCCAAATGTCTTTTAATGCACCACGTAGTTGGGCAGTATAACTTCCACCATTGCTTAAGAATGTTTCCCACTCTTGTTCTAACTTAGCTGGATCAGAGAACATGTTGTTTCCTGCTTGCTGTGCTGGTTGTTGATTTATATTGTTTGGTTGCGCAGGTGCTGCATTAGCGTCGACCGCTGCGGCTCCGCCATTGGGTTGATTAGTATTAGTAGCTGGTTGTTGTCCCGGAGTAGTTTGAGCTTGTTGCCCTAGTACGCCTTGTATTGCTTTTTGCACAGTAGCTTGATCTGCTCCTGCTTTAGTCAACACTTGCATCACTTGCTCACTATCCGCAGGACTGCCTGCTTTCTTCCAAGCCGATTGGAGTTTATCTACAGTAATCTTATTAGTTAAGTTACTGCCTACTGTTTTAGCTTTGGTTGCTACTTTACCTGCTACCTTGGATGCGGCTCCTGTTGCTTTACTTAATAAACCTTTAGCACTGCTCATTATTCCTTCGTTAACTAATAACTTAGCACGTTCACGTAGCATAATTCTATATATAACCGCAGATACTTGTGCTTCTGTTAATGATTCAGCTACAGGTTTTCCCGATAAAATAGCTGCTTGTTTTGCTGCTGCTGCTTGGTCTTTTGCTGCTTGTGCTGCTTGCATTTGGTCCGCAGCCATCTTCCCAGCTAATTCATTATTTGGAATAGGGACCTGTTTCCCTGTAATTGGGTCTAAGTAAGTCTTACCGGAAGGTGCTGCCTGACTTGAATTCCCTAATATAGCTGCTTGGTCTTTTGCTGCTTGTGCATCCTGTACGGCTTGTGCTGATCGCATTTGTTGCGCCGCATAATCGCCTGCCATCTTATTAGTTGGTACTGGCATTGTTTTTCCTGTAGCAGGGTCTACATAAGTTTGTCCTGGAGCAGTAGTATGTGCTGCCATACTTGTTTGTGGCGCAGTGGATCCTCCTGTGGTTGGCATTACTGGGTTTTGAGCTTTAGCTAAATCATATGAGGCTTGCACTTGCGGGTCAATTGGGTTACCGCTGTTCCTAGCAAGATCGACATATTTCATTTGTTGTGGAGTTAATGGTTGTCCGGAAATAACTGGTTGGCCGCCAACCTTAATCCCTTGGCTTTGAGTTACAGTAGACCCGTCTGGAGCAGTAGTTGTTTGCTGTGGGAACCCATTTTTATTAACCGGAGTATTAGTTACTGCTTGACTATTTGGGCCATTTGGCAGTTCTTCTACAGGAGCTCTGCCGTACATTTGCTTATATTCTTCAGGCGAAACTTTAGGCCCTTGCCCCGGAGCCCAATCACCAGTGGTAGTGGTTGCTTGATTAGCAGCGTGTTTCACTGCTTGTTTAGCGTGGCCGACGGCTTGTTGTGCCGGGGGCGTTGAAGTAGCTTGATCTACGGGTGCAGTATTAGTAACTGTATGTCCTGCGCCACCTGTTTGAGGAGTTGTTGCAGCTGGAGTATTAGAAGGAGTTGTTGCTCCGGGCGTTTCAGGAGCCTGTCCTCTAAGGTGTTGTCCTAATTGCCCTGCCGCATAACCTATGCCGCCTGTTTTAATACCCTGTCCTGTCGCAGTAGAAAATTTCTCACCTTGCAATAACTTGTCTGCAAATTTCATGATACCTAATGCCGCGGCGCCGCCTGCACCTGCTCCCGACACACCTAATGCGGCGATTAATGCTGAATAAATTAATCCTTGTGCTATCGGGTGTTGTTTTGCAAATTGTTGATATTTCTGTACATATGGCATAATGGTTGGACATTTTGCTGCCAACTTACTTTGTATCCCTGCAAATTTATCATCAAACCCTGCTATAGGAGCAGAGCTTTGAACTTTACTTTTTAAGTCTGTATATGCTTTATTGACTGCACTTGCGGCATCTGCACCTTTGCCTAGCATAGTGCGATTACTACCACTTGCGCTTGCCCCTGATGCTACATTCTGAAATATTTGAGAAATTTGATCGGCTGTTAAATTAGCTTCTATTAATTTGCGACCGGCATTTTCCCATAACATAGCACCCCTGGCTTCTGTTAATGTTAGTCCTTCATATAGGTAACGTGATTTAGAAGGAAGACGGCGTAAATCTTCATTTGTCATTACGCTTTCTACTTTAGTGCTACCAGTACGCATAAGCATGTTTTTGATCACGCCTTTTAGCTTTGGATTAAACTTACCGCCGGCCGCTTTATATTCTTCCCATTGCTTAGTTACATCTGCCGCTTTAAAGCTATTAGCTGGTTGTTGCTCTGGTTGAGCTGCGGGTTGTGGCTCTGGTTGAGCTGCGGGTTGTGGCTCTGGTTGAGGAGCCACAGTGTTTCCTGTTTTAGTCTTATTGTATGCATCTAAGGCAGAAGCGGCATCATTTGCTCCTGCGCCTTTAAGTGCGCCTTTTGCCACCGAACCCCAAAAGCCCTCAAATAAATCGTCTATTTTCTTACTGGTTTTCATTCTTAACTCTCCGGATTCCGCGACCGAACTTTGTCGCGTCTTGACTCTTAATACTGTTTATTAAGCGTCGTTCCAGATCTGCCGCAACTTCTGGGCTATAGTTCTCGCGAAGCATAACTATTAAATTGATGGCACCCTGGATGATATGGGTTGCCCTGCTTTCCACGAGACTTTCGCGATCTTTGTGTAACAGTAAATTGTCAAGTTCATCTAAGATCGATCTAGTTCGTTTCTGCAAGGCTCTTACTCCACATTTATTAGTTATTTATTTGATTATACTTCTTTAGTATTTTTAAGATTTGCCAGCATACTTGATAGCTGTTTTGCTTGCACTTGAGCCTGCGGAGCCTTAACTGGGCTATTAGATTCCCCTGTTTTAACCGTAGATTTGTTCTTAATTGAGTTAAGAATGTTGTTCGCAAATACACCTGATTCAGCAGTTTGATCTTCTCCTGCGTCAGTAATACGTAACGAATCTACCGCAAAATCTAAGTCTACCTTCATACCTACACCTGAGCTAGAACGTGTCTTTAATAACTGTAATTGATACTTGCCACGTTCACGCATAGCTCTGCTTGTAAAGATACCAAACACATTATCTGCTGTATTAATTTTAGATATACCGCCCGAGATATGACTGTGATCAAACTCTACTTCATCTACCGCAGAGCGATTTAACTGTGATGCTGTGATGAATAAGATGTTTAATTCACGTGCTAAGTTGCGCAACTCCTCACTGACATACTTGTCTTTAACAAATAAGTCATTTGGACTTACTTTTGCGCTAACAGGCATCAACAAGTCTAAATAGTCTACCATCAGAAAATCTACCTTAGTTCCTGTCTGCACTTGAAATTCTTTGATATATGATCTTATGTCATTTACGTTAGATTGTGCTGGCATATACTTAATCTGGAAATTGCCCGATTTCTTACCTGCCATTGCAACCTTTAATTCTACATCGTCTAAGTTTTTAAAAATTTCTTTGGTTGAGCAATTTGCTACCATGCTGTCAATACGCATCGAGCACAAACCTTCACTCAATTCCAATGTAAGATATATACCATTAAGGCCAGCAGTAAACCAATTAACACTAATGTTCTGCATAAAAAGCGATTTACCAGAACCACTTCCTCCAGCAAAAATGTTAAGTTCTCCACGATTCATACCACCAAATAATGCCTTATCTAAATTTGCCCATCCTGTGCTTACTTGCCCGTTGCCTGCTTTAATTGCCATTAAACGTTCGCGCGGATTCTTAAAGTAATCTGTTCCTATGTCCTTTATTAACCCAATTTGTACTGCATCTCTAATAAGCTTTTCGACTGGTCCATACTCTCCTTTTTCAATTAAGTCGGCCGCTTTTAGTATTGCTCTATTCAATTCATTCTGTTTACTAAAGCCCTCAAACTCTTCTAAAAACCACGTGTAATGCGATTCGTCTAATCCAACTGTTGTCTTTAATTGTGTGC